CGGTAAAACCGATCAGCCTCGATGTAGGGGAATTCTTAACGCCCCTATATATAGAAGCTTTGAGAGCCTGCTGCGCATATTGCATCGCAGACGGTTCAATAGCTATTATTCGAGGTGAAGACTGCGTCTTCGGTACGGCGACTACCCTGACGGGTAGCTCGTCGTGATGGGCTACGATGTTCACAGGCGACCACTCAGGAATATTCCGAGTGTAGCGCCAGCTAGGGAAAACCGATTCTAGCCTTTCGGGCCAGTAAGGGAAATCCCAGCGCTCCGGGTGACTGAGGCGATCAGCCACAGTACCAGGGCCATGTGAAGGAATGAGGTCGTAATTGGCAACATCTCTCTCGAGATTATCCAACACGTCCCCAAACACCTTCGAGACCATTCCTTGGAACTCCTTCCAAGGCATGTCCGCTTCATTCTCGCGGAAATGGTCATCGAGGGCATCGTCGGTATCGAGAAAGGTTGTAAGCGCCTCATGTAGCCTTTCAGGGCTTACAGGACGTTCAACCTTATGCGTCAAGTAGCAAATTTGACGTATTGCCCAGATGCAGTTCGCATCTGGCTTCTCGATAATGTTACCCAAGTCGTCGAACACCCGAGTAAGGAAACCCCGAAATAAAACGGGGAGACCTGTTCGCTTTTGAAAACGCGAATTTGTACTGGGCCAAACACCATCAGCCAAGGCTCTTTCGAGATCTTTGGCAAGTGTTGGCAAGGTGATAGTGAGAAACGTATCACCCTCGTGTTCGTACCGACTCTCGATGTATTTAGCATCGAGCGTGGTATCAACGTGGCACAACGCACCCGCATCTGCGAGTACGGTGAGGTGGAGCTTTAAAAGGCTTTTCATCTTTCCCCTCTCAAGGGGTTGCGAATCCATCAAGCCTTCCGATCATGATAACTGTTAGCTGCGACGTGCTGCCATTGCGAAACCTGCGAGACTGATCGAAATCAGGCTCGTAATTCCGACAATAAGCAGTACGACAACAGCTTCAGTCATCAACGTTCCCCATTGATGATCTTCGTAAGAAGAGCATTAGTTGAGGCCTGCAGCGCCGTGTTAAGCGCTGTGTAAAGGGCCACCACATCAGTAGCAGCGATTCCAACTGGGTAAGAAGTACCAGTGGAAATCGAGTAGGGAATCCTCGACTTAAGACCCGTAATAGGGTCCGTGACGATGACGCTCTTCTGCAAAGATGCGGTTGTGCGACGGCGTCCATCCTTAGCGACCTTTTGGGTCACAAAGAGATCGACTCCATCAGCAACATTCGAGTAGACGGACGTGTCCGCCCGCTGCTCGAGTTTTGGCAGGGAACTGGCCGTACCAGAAATGGTGACGGCCTGAGGATCGGTAAGCATGACGCTCCAGTTTGTTTGATAAAACAGGGGTTTTGATTAGGTTAACGCCCGGCATTTGTTAGGCCGAGCGCTGCCATGATCAACCACTGATTTGTGTTCAGATTGGCTGTAGTCATGGGCTTAAAACCATAAGGATTGGCTCTGATACGGCGTTTGCCGGTAGTAGTCCAACGTCTCACGACGTTGGCAGGGCCAGCGTATTTGTTGGTATGAAGACCAGTGGCAAGCATGCCACGGGTTACGGTCTTCTGCTCCATCGCGTACGCATAATTGCTCACAATCCGATTATCGGACGCCACTTCATTAGCGGCAATCGTGTTCCCGATTTTCAGGAACCAATCAGTGAGCCAGGACCAAGGTGCAAGTTCCCATAGAACGCTAGGAGTAATCTCGGTACTCATGAGTTGACCGAGACGATCCAAATAAGAATCGGGATTAAAC